CCAATCAATTTTGGGATGGAGTTAATAACTTCTCACTAGTTCCCCAAGTAGTGAATATGGGTAACATAGGATTATCAAATGTTGGATTGGTTTTAGCCGCAAATAATTCAGGTGCTTTCACTGGTGGGCATCCTGATAATAAAATGTCTGTCAGGACGTATTACACGATTGAGCCAGTCTTCCCATAAGGAATGATATGACATCAGTTAAGCTAGTGTTTGAAGTACTCGCACTCGGATGTTTCATTATCGCGGCAACTAATCTTGTAGCGGGTGACAATCGAGTGCGCGTAGTTTCAGCAGGTCTAGCTCTTTTCGTGGCTTCTCTTGTCTTCTGATTCAGTTGATGAAGTGAGAGGAAACAAATGATTCCTGTAGCTGAAGACATTTTCAATCCAGTTCTCAAGAGTCCTGATTCATTGATGATCACTCCTTCAGCGGAACAATTGAGTCTCATCAATCAGGTAATCGCACTCACGTCATCAGATTCAATGAGTGCGATTAAAGCTAAGAGAGCTCTCGAAATCATTCTAGCGGGATCAGTAGTTAAGGCTCCCCGGCTCGATTCGCTGAATCCTGCTACAGCATCAGTAGTTGATACGCCGGAATCAATTGAACTCCACGCACTAGGAAGTGGATTCAATCAATCGAGTCAAATCGTTTGGAATGGTTCGGCTGTTCCCACTACATTCATTTCAGAGAATGAATTGAGTGCGCAAGTAGATGTTCAGCCGGGTCCGGGTGATGAGGCGGTATTCGTGTTAAATGGTGATACGAATATGCTGTCATCTGGTGTGAACTTTAGTGTCACTACTCCTGTAGGGGTATAGGCAAATGGCAGGTAATGGATTACATCCAGGATTTCAAGCTGTTCAGTCTGAAATAGTTCGTAGAAGTGGTGGTAAGTTAAGTCACGAAGCGGCTGGAAGAATACTAGCATCACGCACTCGCGAAGCTAGTCCTGCTGCAAAGAAAGCCAATCCGAGACTAAAGCGTGTTAAGGGGTAAAAATATGACTTACTCTCGTTCGGCGGTCCTCCGCCGCGTGTCCGTACTTTTGTTTCTATGTTCGGCAGTGTTAGGAAGTAGATGTGGCGATACAATCATCAATAACCAGTTACCAACTTCTCCTACTTCTTCAACTCCATCTACTCCGTCGATTAATAAAATTGAATATAGAGTTTCAGGCAACGCAGTATCATCGCGCATTAGATATAGCAATGAGCAGGATGGGCTGATTCAGACGCAGACCACCCTACCATTCTTTACTACATTCGGGACTACATCGAACACTGTCTTTGTTTCACTTGAAGTTACACCGATTGCGTATCCTGCGATTGTAGTGTTTCCGTTCCTTGAAGCGCAGATATTCGTTAACGGTGATCTATTTCGTGAAGCGTCATCAAATGATTTCACTCTGCAAACTATTTCGACGAATGGAACGTGGCGTAACCTAACTCCGGCACCTGTTAAATAGTTAGGAAGGAATATAAGATGGCTATGATGCAAGGAAGATTCGGCGGAATAGGTCCGTCACGCGCCGCGATGTTCAATGCGCGTAGTCAGATGCAACAGAATCAAGGAAATCAAATAAATCAAATGAGACAGATGTCTCAGATGATGGGCCAACAGGCACCTATGATGAGTGGACCACAAGCTAATGCAATCAATAGATTCGGTCCACCGAATCAGGGAGGAATGGCACAAATTCAACCAGTAAGACAACAGACTACTCCGCAAATTCCTCCGCAGAATCCGAATCCTTCGACGAATATGATGGGCCAAGCTGGTTCGGCAGTTAATCCCACACCAGTTGGAATGGGTCCATCGCCTAGCTTTTGGGGCAATATGCGGCAAATGATAAGTAGTCCGCAAGCAATAAATGCCATTCAGCAGTATAAGCAAAATCAAATGAATCCTGGTCAGATACAACCATTCCAGCCACAGATGGGAACTAATCCATACATGGGTATGACCACGGACGATTATCCAACTACTTTAAAACAGAGTCAAATGAGAGATCAGTGGAATAAAGATAATCCAAGTGGATGGGGACCACAGGCTAGTCCATTCGCATCATTTGGTGGTGGACAGGTGGATATGAGTAAGATGATTCCACCAGATCAAGTTGATCAAAGTAAAATGTTAGTAGGAGGTGGACAGGGTGCTCAAGTGGGTCAACCAATGTGGGGTGGTATAGGAATGTTACAGAGACAACTACAAGGTCCACAAAGATTTTTGATGGGCGGTAGAGGCGGACCCCAGTAATTAAAATGAATAGGAACGAGTGGCGTCCATCGGATAAGCAGGCGGACTTTCTTTCAGTTCCTCCAACTGTTAAGGAAGCTGCGTATTTAGGTGGCGCGGGCTCGGGTAAATCAGACGTATTACTAATGTATGGAATATGTCATCGGTGGCATGAAGTAAGTGGCTTTAAGCAAGTGTTTATACGTCGAACATTCCCTGAACTACGAAACGAAATAGTTCCTAGGACGAAAGAAATCTATCCGAAGTTTCGGGCTACATTCAATAAAACTGATATGATCTGGACCTTTCCATCTGGTGCCATGATTATGTTAGGTCATTGTGAGACGGAGGATGATGTTCATAAATATGATTCAATGGAAATCAATCTTTTTACGCCAGATGAAATTACATCTTTCACGGAATACATCTATCTATACATTGGCTTTACCCGTGTTCGTACTGGTAATCCTAATCTTCCTGCTATTATCAGGACTGCGGGGATGCCGGGTGGGATTGGTCATACGTGGGTTCGTAAACGATTCGTAGACATCGATAAGAGGGGTGGAAAGATAATCATCGGCAAGGGTGGCAATAAGCGGATAATGATCTTTGCTACTCAGGCTGATAATCCATACGTCGATCCAACTTACAAGAGATCACTAGAAGCTCTACCAGAGGCAGAAAAGAATGCGAAACTCTATGGAGACTTCGACTCATACTTGGGTCAAGTCTTCACGGAGTTCCGTGATTACAAGATGCCTGATGAGCCTCCTAATGCTTTACACGTATGCGAACCATTTGAAATTCCTGAATGGTGGCCGCGTATCGTGATAGGTGATTGGGGCTTTACCGCGATGACGTGGATTGGATATGCTGCAATATCTCCCAATAAACGGGTCTTTATATATCGTGAGCAGCACTGGATCAAAACTAAAATCTCCCAATGGGCACCCCAAGTCAAGCTATATATTGACAGAGAGAATCCTCGTCTGGTTAGATTTTGTAAATCAGCAGGCCAGGAACGTGGACAAGAACACACCATTCAGCAGCAGATTGAGAATGAGCTGCAATGCTCAGTCGAACTAAGTAATAATTCTCCTGGTAGTAGGGTAAGTGGAAAGATACTAATCCATGAGTATTTGAGATGGCAAACACGGGCCGTGCCTAAATCAGAAGTTGGAACCTATGACGAAGAACATGCAATGTGGATTCTTCGGAATAGAGGAATGAACGAATACAAGAGTTACATGAATTCATTGAATCCGCAGGAACTAGATGAATCGAATATACCGAGACTACAAATCTTTAAGGATACGTGTCCAGTACTTATTGGAGCAATTAAGGCATGTTCGTACGACCGACCGAAAAACAATAAACCTGCGGAAGATATTGCTGAGTTTGAAGGAGACGATCCGATTGATGGACTCAGATATATCGTTGACGCGGCAGAAGGATTCTTCGACGAGGCGAATCAAGAGTTTAAGAAAGCGCAAAAAGAACAAGAACTCGTCGAAAAACTAAGTCAGTCTAATGATTGGACGGCATACTATCGTAACATGGCTCGTAATGAATCGGAATCGGATGAAGTTAGACCAGTAGCGAGGTATAGACATTGACTCAATTAGTTCCTACGGGAATGGCGTTTACAATGAATCAGAATCAGGTGTATGCACTACCTATGCGAGTGTGTACTTTTAGTGCAACTATTCCAATACAGTCATCACAAGATGGTACTAATTGGAGTGGAGCTAGTAGTGGTGGAACATTCATATCAGGAGGTGGATGGGTTAGATGTACTACTGGAAGTCCAGTAGCCGTTTTCAAGCCACAATTTGGTGGTAGGCGATGACTCAATTAATTCCAGCTTCGCATAGTAATCCTGTACCGCCTAGTGGGCCATATACTCCTATCAAACAAGGTGTAGTATATGCACTACCAGCACGGTCTGGAAGTGTTTTTTCAGCTAATAATGATCCACTTGAAGTATCAGTAGATGGTATTACATGGACCGCACTTG